TTTGGCCGGGTGAAATGGATTGATATCGAAGACGATTTAAGGGACGAGAGAAAGGCGGATATGATCCTGATAAGAGATCAACTGCTAGAGGATATGGAATTAAATCATGTTCCCGACTCGATAACAGAGTGTTATTTAAACGCTGCTATTTACGGAACAGGAATAGGCAAGATCATTGTTGAGGAAATTGAAGAACTCAAGACTAATGAGTTTGGAATTACCGAGCCTGAAACGTATACAGGTTGTTTTTTAGAAGCGATATCACCAGAAGACTTTGTAATCGATCCAGAGGCCAGAACTGTAGAAGAAGCCCTTGGCTGTGCGCACATTGTTGTAAGACCCAGGCACTCAATCGAGAAAAAGCAGGCTGAAGGCATTTATAAAGCGGTCCCGTTGGGTGATTACCACGATGACAGAGACGTGGAATCAAAGGGTGAGTTCAAATCTACCGATATCAAAAACAAGGTTGAGATTATCGAATATCACGGCCTGATCCCGTCAAGACTCATTACTGACGAGATTGACGAATACGCCATGACAGAAGCGATTGTAACCATTGCAAACCGTGGCAATCTTTTAAAGAAAACAGAGAGTCCCTTCGAGCATAAGGACAGAAGTATTGTGGCTTTCCAGTGGGATAAGGTTCCAAACAGGTTCTGGGGCCGGGGTGTAGCTGAAAAGGGTATTAACTCACAAAGAGCCCTCAATGCTGAATTAAGGGCACGTCAGGACGGTTTGGCTTTGACCATTCATCCGATGATGGGTGTAGACGCAACCCGACTCCCAAGGGGTCAGAAAATGGAAGTTGCACCAGGTAAAACCATACTGACAAATGGAGACCCTAAAGATATATTGAATCCGTTCCACTTTGGAGATATGTCATCGCACACATACCAACAAGCCGGAGAACTAGAGAGAATGCTGCAGATGGCTACCGGCAGCATGGACAGTGCTGCGCCCCTTGCACAGAACCCGCGAAATGCTACTGCTTCTGGCATGAGTATGATATTAGGCTCCGCGATCAAAAGGTCAAAGAGGACAATGCAGAACATCGAAAGAAGGTTCTTAACCCCGATGATCCGTAAATTCGTCTGGCGGTATATGCAATTCGACCCGCAGCGATATCCAAGTAATGATTACAAGTTCTTACCCCGTTCATCAATGGGGATTATGGCTCGTGAGTTCACAATGACTCAAATCTCCCAGGCAATGCAGGTGGTCCCTCCTGATCAGCCTGTATTCGGGGTTTTACTGGAGAACTTCTTTAATAATTCATCTTTACCGGATAAAGAGCGAATCAAGGCAGAAGTACAGAAAATGTACCAGCCAAAAGAACCAGACCCCGTACAGCAGGCATTAACACAGCTGACAGTTGAGGAAAAAGCCGCCCTTGTCGAAAAGATCAAGTCTGAAACGGTAGAGAATTACGCTCAGGCCGATGCCAAGATAAAACAGACTGAAGTCAACGCCTTCAATGCAATTGCTCTTGTAGAAGACAATGAAATCGATAGGAACAACCAATCATCTTGACAAATTGAATAGATTTTGACTATGCTAGAGAATATAGAACAGGGTTTCACTAAGGAACAGTTAGATGCTGTGCTGGAAGTCTTCACAACCGAAGGCTGGAAGATTATCCAACACGACATGAATCTGTATCTGAAACAGCGTGACTCTGTAAAGAATATCGACAGTATCGAGAAGTTACACCACCTGAAAGGTGAGCTTGAAACACTCGATTGGTTCGTACATCTGAAAGACTGGTATCAAGCTGCTGAGGCTTATGAGACGGATATACGAACATAAATGCAGGAATTGCGGCGAGATATTTGATGTTTACATCGAGTATCAAACCAAAGTAACGGTTTGCGCCTGTGGAGGGTTTGCAGACCGTATATTTTCGGTCCCCTACTTTAAAGAGGACGTTATGTCTGACAAGTGGGTGAAGAACCGGGAATCACACATGAAAAAGGAAAGAAAAAACATGGAAAGGCACGGCACATACGACTGAGTGAGGTCACATGAACGACGAAGTTAATACCGAAGATGGTGTTGTGGAGTTAGTAGAAGATAAAGTTGATGAGGAATTTGCTGAATTACAGGGTAAGTACAACAATCTGAAAAGTAAGATTGGAACCCTTGCTAATGAAAGAGCAGAGCTTCTGAGACAGAATAACGAACTACTACAGCAAACCACTTCAAAAAACGATGACTGGGATTATGACCCAGCCGAAAGGAAAGCAGAGCAAGCACTGAGCCAGGTGCAAAAGCTCCAGCAAGATGCAGAAAAACGCGAACTGGCGCGGGACTATCCAGGCTATCAGGATGAGGTTTCATCAGAAGCCTTTAGAACCTGGGTAGCTGAAAGCCCCTACCGTCAAAGGCGGTTTGTCGCTGCTGATTCAATGGATTTTGATGCTGCAAGAGAATTACTGTCCGAATGGACAGAAAAAAAGTCTCAAGCCCATCAAGCTCAGGATCAACGGGAAGCAAGCCGCAAACAGGCGTTAAATTCGGCATCGATGGAAAAAGGTTCTGCCGGTGGTACTGGTAAGAAGGTTTGGGACCGCAACTGGCTTGTCGATCAGCAGGTAAACAATCCTGGCTGGTATCGAGCCAATTATGCCGAAATCATGCAAGCATACCGCGAGGGCAGAGTTAAAAAACGTTAATTAACTTTGGAGTAAATCATGGCCCTAGGCACCAATCATATTGACAATACTGGTGCGATTGGCGGCAGTGAGGGCTTTATACCTGAAATTTGGGAAGACGAAGTTGTCGCCCAGTATAAAGCAAACCTTGTTGTCGGCAATCTTGTCAGTAAAATCATGCACACGGGTAAGAAAGGGGATACTATCAGGCTTCCCTCTATTACCGACCGTAAGACCGCAGTACCCTCAGCAAAAGCAGAAGACACACAAGTCACCCTTGTTCCTGCTGCAGCTGGTGAAGTACAGGTTTCCATTAACAAGCACTATGAGTTTTCATTCCTTTATGAAGACCTCACCGCCCTTCAGGCTCTGGATTCACTGAGACGCCATTACACCGACCATGCCGGCTATGCTTTAGCCCGCCAGGTTGACCGTGACGTTATCGCAGCTTTCCAGGATATGCAGGGAGGCGCTAACTTCGACGCTGCTGTAATCGGCTCTGACGGATCAACCGCATGGGATGGTACAGCAAACTCGAATACAGGTAATGCAGCCGCTTTGACAGATGCGGGTATACGTAAAATCATTCAGACTTTGGATGATGAAGACAACCCCATGTCTGATAGGCATCTGGTTATCCCTCCGGTCGAAAGGAACAACATCATGGGACTGGCTCGTTTTACCGAGCAGGCTTTTGTTGGTGAAACCTCCGGCAGTAACACAATCAGAAACGGCATTATCGGTCAGCTGTATGGCGTAGACGTTGGTATTTCTACCAATGCGCTCTATATCCACACTGATGACAATGACGGTTCAACGGCTCATATGTGGACTTCAACAGCCCTCACAAGTACGGGAACGGATGATATCGGCACTGCTTATAACATCGCCGGTACTGACGCAGCCCGTGGTCGTATAGCCCTGCTGTTCCATCGTGACGCTGTAGTTCATGCCGAACAGCAAACCATTCGCACTCAGACCCAGTACAAACAGGAATACCTTGGTGATCTGTTTACTGCCGACTGCGTATATGGTGTTGCTGAGAAGCGCGACTATGCAGCTGTCCCTATCGCTGTAGCGCAGTAGAGGTGAATCATGGCTAACACCTTAACCGTAACAAGCGCAGGCCGAGGCTCCAAGCAGTTTCAGGGCGCATTCAAAGAAATGTTCCTTGCATACGGCGGAGTTACCGACCAGGAAGCCATAGCAGATGATGTATCAGTAGATATTTCATTAACGGTTCCCGGTGTGGCATTAGGTGATATGGTGCTTGGTATCAGCTTTACTAAAAGTCAGGCTGATGCCAACGCATCTATTTTCGCTACAGCGTTTGTGAGTGCAGCCAATACGGTTATCTTAAAATTAACCAATATTGACGAAACAACAGACGCTTATGATGCAGACACCTTGAACGCGAGTACATGGCGTATCTTGATTGGAAGGCCCAACTGGGGCGCTTAAATGACGTTTCTCGAAGCGATTAACGCAGTTCTACGAAGACTCCGTGAAGACGAGGTGGTCAGTACAAACAGTACCGACTATTCGAAGCTGATCGGAGACTTTGTCAATCAGGCGGTTTATGAATGTGAACATGCTTGGGACTGGAACAAGCTTCGAGAAACAATCACCATAACCACTGCGTCAGGTGATGACACGTATGACTTCCATACGGCAGATACCAAGATCATTCTCGCCATTAACGAGACCCGTGACTGGATCATGCGTGTTATCCCTGCCCAGTATCAACACCGACTGGAGTATTTAAACACTCCAATCATGGACTCCGCTTACTACTACTCGTTCCAGGGTAAGAACGGCGACTATTCACAGATCAGGGTCTATCCCGAACCGACAGCAGTCGATTCATTAAGGTTTCTGGTTGTCAAGCATACCCCGGCCTATGCGCTCGATGGGTCTGACGATTCGGAAGAGCTCACGATTCCTGATCTACCGATTATATTAAATGCGTATTCAAAAGCCGTATCTGAACGAGGTGAAGACGGGGGTATTGGCTTTAACGAAGCAGATGCTGCTTACCGCACTGCACTGGCTGATGCTATCGGTCTTGATAGTTCGCTCAATCATCTCGAAGAGGTGACCTGGTGTGTCCAGTAAATTCTCCACCCAAAGAATAGAAGAACTACAGGGAGAGCCTGAACTCTGGCGCGAGATCGGTCAGAAGGATAACCCGGCTTTTGAAAATTCATGGGCAAACAAGACAGGTGAAGCGGTAGCCGCTTTTTATATTGATAAGTTTAATCGCGTATGGCTCAAGGGTGGTGTTGATTCTGGCACTAATGGAACGTCCGCTTTTACCTTACCAGAAGGTTATAGACCCTCAGAAACACAAAAGATTGCAACCAATCAAATTGACACACCAACCACAAGCGCCCATGTCAGGGTTAATAAAGATGGA